GCGATTGATGTGCTGCCTGACGTGCCGCCATGGCAGATTGACTACCTTGCTACGCTGCGGCTTCGCTTGGTGCAAGGCGACGGCACGGCCTTCGCAACAGACACCGTGCTGAACATGCTTGCAGGCAGCAACAGGCTTCTAGTCGGGCAGCCGGGGCGATGGGAACAGGTCGGGTTCATCGAAGCCGCCTACGACGCCGCCACGTTCGTTGTCACCCTGACGGGCATCGTGCGCGGGTTGCGCGGCACGGAATTGAACATCCCGCTGCACGCCAGTTCCGATTACGTCGTGTTGATCGACGCAGACAGCATGATGTTGACATTCGATTACATGACAGAGTTCAACAACGTGGTTCTGTTTGCGATTGGCGACGCGGTCGGGCGCGTCAACTACGCTGACGCTGCCGGGGCGTATGTCTTCGGCGGGGCACGGATGCCATGGGCTCCTAGCCATGTGCACGTCACGGCTGCCGGTGGCGACGTGGAGCTGACGTGGAGCCGCCGCACGCGCCTGTCAGGGCCGCTGAACAACGGCAACCCTGATGTGCCGCTTGACGAAGCCGCAGAGCTATACACGGCCGTCCTTTACAGGGCTGGCGTGATCGTGCGGACTGTGGAAGGATTGACGAGCCCGGCTTTCACCTACACGGCCGCCATGCAGGCCGCAGACGGTTGGTCGGGCAGCATCGTTGCCTTGCAGCTCGATCTCTATCAAATCAGCGAACTTGTCGGGCGCGGCTTCCCGAAGTCAGGAACATACGATGTCGAATAACCTGAACCTTGATCAAGTTGCTGAGAACCAAGCCAACAAAGAAGTCACGATCAACACGGCCACGGGGCAGCTCGATGCCGCCTTGACCGAAGTTAGGTCGAACGACTTCACGGCGGGCAACATCAGCCTGACGAATTTGCAATACCGCGCGGCGCTGAAACAGCTCTGCACCAACGTCACTGTCGGCGGCCGGACCTTGACGTTGCCCGGCATCAAGAAGCTGACGATCTTCGTCAGCGATGCAGCGAACACGCAAACGCTTGACATCGTCAAAGGTTCCGCAACTTACACGCTCGCGCCGGGTGGTGTTGCCCTGCTCTACACAGACGGCACGACCAACAGCCTAGAAGTCATCGCGGAAAGCGCGGCCGGGGCAGCCAAGCCTTATGATGTCGGGACGTTCTGTGTCGGGCTGCCGGCCGCGTCTGAACGGCTCCTGATCTTCAACTATGTGCGCAACATCGAGCTGCCAATCGGCCTGTCGGGATCGCGCGTGACAGCTCGTGTTGCCGCGACGGCGCAGACCGACTTTGACGTGACGTTGAATGGCAGCAGCATTGGCACCATCCGGTTCGCGGCGGCCGGCACGGTGGCGACCTTTGTGGGCTTCGCAACCGTGACCACCATCGCCCCGAACGACAAGCTTGGCATTGACGCGCCCGGCTCACAAGACGCAACGTTGGCTGACATCGCCTTCACGATTGCAGGAGCACAGCTCTAATGGCTAATTGGTATGTTTCATCCGTCAAGTATGCGGCGATTGCACAATTTGCGATCTCGACTGCCTACACTGTCGGGCAGCTCGTCAGGCAGCTTGCAGCGCCAACAGCCGCCAACGCTCGCGTGTTCAAGTGCACGACAGCGGGCACGTCAGCCGGCACGGAACCGACGTGGAACCTTGGCGACGGTGCGACCACGACAAGCGGCACGGCGACGTTCACACAGGTTGCCGGGCGCGAGGCCGAACAATCGACAGGCAATTGGGCGGCACCGTTCGGCACGCTAGCCGGCGCTAATCTTATCGCCACGGTTGCCGGTGATGTCATCTATGTTGCGGCGGATCATTCCGAAAGCTACGCCGCCGCCACCGATGTTCAGGGAACGATTGTTCCACGCATCTGCGTCACGGCGGGATCGGCTGTTCCGCCTGTTGAAGCGAGCCTGTCGCGTGGCGCCGCCATCGAGACAACGGGCAACTTCGGCCTAAACCTGATCAACTCGTGTTTGTATCGCGGGTTCGATTTTCGTTCTGGCGTCGGTGGCACCAACACTGCCGGCAACATGACGATCAACGCCAGCAACAAGTTCGAAGACTGCCGGTTCAAGCTTGGAACAAGCAGCACGAGTGCACAAATTTCGTTCGGCTCCGCAGCCACAGCAAGGGGTTCTGTCGAGCTTACAGCAGATTGCCGCTTTGAGTTCAGCCACGTTTCGCAGTCGTTCGCTAACAACTTTTCCGAAGTTCTTATCAACGACTGTCCGAACTTCCTTGTTGGGCCTACCTATCCAACAGGAACGCTGTTTAACGGCGGTTCATCGAACGGCAACCGCAGCATTTGGATTGTGCGGAATACTGATCTTTCCAACGCAGCGGGGCAGATCGCGCCTAGTCAGACAGCCGGCAACATCACGCTTGAAAACTGCAAGCTGCACGCATCGGCCACCTTTGGCGTAACCATCAACAACAGCGTAAAGAACGGTGTTCGTATTCACAACTGCACATCGAGCACGTCGATCAACAACGCGCTTGTCGAGCGCGGCGCATACACCGACTTGGAAATTGCAACTGATCTCTACAGGACAGGCGGCGCAACAGACGGTGTGACGCCCTGTTCGTGGAAGATCACAACCAAGACCAACAGTCAGGTTGACGGTCAACGTGCATCGCCGCCACGCATCGGCAAGCGGATCAACGCCACGGGTTCGGCGTTGACGTTCACCGTTGAAGCAATCCTGATGACCAACGGGCTGCTGTCGCTGACGCGCGCAAAGATTTGGGGTGAATTTAGCATCCTGACGAGCGCGACAAGCCCCGTTGAAGAGCTGAAGTCAACGCGCACATCGTTGCTCGACACGACGGCTATTCAGACTTCGACAGAAGCTTGGGACGCTGGCTTACCCGCCCGCGCCAACAGCACGGCTAGGTCAATCGGCTATCTTCAGAAGGTTGCATCCAACCCCGGCCGGGTGTTCCGCGTCACCACAGGCGGAACCACGGCTGCGTCTGAACCGGCTGCTTACGCCACGGCTGTTGACGGCGACACGTTTGCAGATGGAACGGCAACAATCCGTTGCTGCAAGCGCGTGAAGTTCCAAGTCACGGCAACACCGGCGCGCAAGGGCCTGATGTTCTTCATCCCGCAAATTCAAGCGGTGTCTGGCGAGATCATGCACGTCGATCCCAAGATCACGGTGACTTGATGGAAGAGCAATACAACATCGATGGTGAAGGTGTTTGGCTTGACGAGACAGCGTCAAGTCAGCAATTCAACCTTGACGGCGAAGGCGTTTGGATTGACGGCGACGATGTCGCCCCGCCTGCGCCCGGTGGAGCCCGGCGCCGCCCGGTGATCATCGCGGCCGGCTAGCGCTGGCGCTGGCTGGCGTTGACGCAGTCGCCGGCACCCTGCCCGCTCACGATCTCGAAAGCAGCCCTGCCGGCCCGGTCACAGCCGTTCGGCGGGGCAGGCGGCAAGTCGCCCTGCACCATCGGGTTCCACCGGGGGCCGCGCTGTATCGTGGTCTGCCAGCCGCCGAAGGCGTCCCGCTGCGTCGTGACGGTGGTGGTCTGGCTGAAGGCCGGCGCGGCGGCCACGAGCTGCATAAGCAGGTTGGCACCGAAGGCGGCGTAAGCGAGGCGCTGAAGCGTCTTGGTTTTCATGACCTTGTTCCCTTAGCCGAACACAACGCCGTGACGAACGGCAGTGTTGAAGTGATCGCGAATGCGGTCGGCGCATTCTTCCGTCTTGACGAGCACGGCGGCCCTTGCAAGCAGCCAGCAGTAATAATTGAACTGTTCCATGTCGGTGTTCCCTGTTGTTGAACCCAATCTAGGCGCAACACGGGATGTTGTCAAGCGCTGTGCTACTTAGCGTCAGCCCAAGTCATGCCATGGCTGCTGTCAACTTTAATCGGTATGCGCAATTTAGTGGAGTTTTCGAGGATGTGCGCAAGGTAGGCGTAAGCCTCTTGCATCTGCGGGCTGTCGCTGATCTCGCTAAAGTCAAGCTCGTCATGCACCTGCAAGAGCGGGTAGCCGATGACATCGAACACCCCGGCAGTGTGGGCAGCATCCATGGCTACCTTGATGACATCGGCCGCCGATCCTTGGAACTTGTAGTTGGTGCCCCGGTAGTCGTAGGCGCGACGGATGTTGCTGCCATATTCAGCTAGCGCGCCCTCATAGTGCATGGGCATGCCACGTTCGCCCCATGCACCCGGTTCCCATTGGTTGAAGCGCGTGCGCCTGCCAAGGATGGTGCGAACGAAGCCGAAGTGATGAACTTCAGCACTGATGGCGTTCATGGTTGCTTTGACGTGCGGCGCGGCGGTGTGGTAGCTGGCGAAGAACAGCTTAGCCGCTTCCTTCGACATGCCAGCCTTGCGTGCTAGCTCTTTCTCGCTTTGTCCATACAGCAGACCAAAATTGACGTTCTTAATTGGCTTACGGAATGTTGCTATCTCGTCTTCAGTCATCTTGCTAAGATCAATGCCGGTGATCCTAGCAAAGTCGTTCATCGTGGTTTGATGGTAATCAGTCTTCGGGTTCTGAACATAGGTGCTGCGCAGATTGTCAGCGTGGCCGTTCATTCCCCACACTCCAAGGCGATCTTGCCAGAAGTCGAGCACGCGGCCAAAGTCGAAGTCTTGTCCGATCTTGCCATCAACGGCGAAGTGAGCAAGCATCCTGTATTCAATCTGACTGTAATCGAACTTGCGCCAACGCAGATGCCCTGTAAACGGCGTGAAGGCTTTGCGGATGCGCTTGCCAAGCTTGGTGCGGACCGGGATGTTTTGCAAGTTGGGATCGGATGAAGCGAAGCGCCCTGTCTTCGCGCCGTTCTCGTCACCCTTCAGCGGGTGAAACTGGCAATGAACAACACCGCCAACATTGGCGTCTAGCAGGTAGCCTTTGACGAACGTGTTCTTGATTTTGATGTGTTCGCGGATGTTGTTGACAGCCTTGCCGGCCGGATGTTCAAGAGCTGCAAGCCATTCTTTCTTGAACGACGGGTTGCCTTCAGGCGTCTTGGGATACTTGACGCCAACGCTATCGAAAAGCTTTTTGAGATCGCCGGGGCTGTTGACGTTGACTTTGAAGCCAGCGTTGTAAGCAAGCTCGCGTTCAAGTTCTGGAATGTCGCGGTTAAGTTCAGCGTATAGCGTTTCGGTGTAGGGCACATCGATCTTGACGCCCTGTAGCCGCATCTTGATCAGCAACGGTATAAGTCGATTTTCCAGCTCGAATAGCGGGTGCAGCTTTTCGCGCTCTAACAGCGGCCATTGCTGTTCCATGATGCGCAACGGAAGGTCTGCGTCGTCTTCGCCATACGGCCCGACTAGGAGCGGCGGCGCGCGATAGATGTTGCCGCGCTGATGTCCGTTGGCGCTGCCGCCGTAAGCTTTCGACAGCCAAACATAAAGTTCGTCTGATGTCTTGCGCTGATCTAGATACTTGCGGCCAAGCCAGTCTAGCGCGACTTCGCCCTCTTCGTCTAACAGCGCTTCTGCGAACTGAACATCGTGCAACTTGCCAGCTACGCGCACGCCTTCATCATGCAGGTTGCCGATGTCATAAAGCAGGTTGGCGCCGACTTTCGGCAGCGTGGTGTATAGCTGCGCATCAAGCCATGCTAGACAATTCTTGGCGTCAAGGTTCCACTGTGGTTCAACTTCATGGCGTATCGGGAAATACCATTTGCCCGTCTCGCCACCACGAGCACGAGCTGCAACGCTGAAGCCCACAACATGCGACTTGCCACGCGACCACCCCGGCCCCGTTTCCGTTGCTAAGCCCATGTCTTTCGTCTCGACATCGAAGCTGATGACGGTCGCGGCCGACAGGTTCGGGAACACGCTAGGAGGCCGCCACGCTGTTTCAGGAACAGGCGGCGGCACTCGCAAGCGGCTGTGCTTCTTTAGCGTTAGCTCGTCGTCGTCAAAGAACATGTCAGCCTGACACTACACGTTTGCTCAACAGCGCGCGAACCGTGGCGTTGTCCGTGAAATAGACGCCAAGGCCCGAACTTGTCCAATCAACATGCGTCGTGATGTTGAGCACGTCAAGCAGTCTCTTGATGCCGAACACAGCACCGCCCGGCAGGCCCTTGCAGTCATGCGTTGCGCCTGTTGCGTTATCCAAGTGCGACGCGACTTCGTTGTGGTTCAGCCAAACGCAGCCTTCAGCCGCGAACGGCGCCACGGCCTCGACTGCCTCGCGCAGCTTCTTGGGTGTCTCTTCAACAGCCGGTGTGAAGTTGAAGATGTGCGACGTATCGGGCCATGCTTCCGAATGCCGCTGTGTCTTGATCCAAGACATGTCTTCGAACCAAAACGTAACGCTGCCGTCGCTGAAGCCGAGACGAGCAAGCGGCTTGTCAGTCTTGACAATCGCGGTCAAGGCTGCCTTCGGGATCACCAAGCCGGGCGGCAGATGGATGCCGTGCCAGTATTCCGCGATCAAGATGCGGTCGGTTGCAACCATGGTGTTCGATTGCAACAGCAGCGAAGACGTGACGACATGCTGCGCGTTCTCCGCAACAAGCGGGTTCAGCGTGGCGAAGCCCTTCTTGATGTTGTCGTTGATGACCGCGACAGGATCATCAGGCATCAAGGCGTTGCTCGCGAGATCGGCCGGGTTGAGGCAATCCACGACTGCGCGGAACGATCCCGACTTGACGACAAGCTGCCCGCCGTCAACCTGCGTCACGCTGTATTCGGCCTTGCAGCGCTTCAGGGCCGCCAACAGCTTGTCAGTGTGGGCAGCCGTGTTGATCTCTGCGAACTCGATGCCAATGCCGCCCGCTAGGACGCCATCGTAAGCTTGCGCTGTTCGGGCGCGCAAGATCGTATGCGTTTGGTAGGGCAGCCCGACAGCGTTGGCGCCGGGGCCTTTCTGCGCCGTGTTGACGAACTCGATGGCCTTGATCAGCGCTGCTGTTTCTGCGGCCTGTTCGGACTTCTTGCTAGGCTTGCGTGCCATGGCTACTTGTTCCCCTTTGGCAACTTGATCAGGATGCCGCGTTTCGGAATGAGGTTTTCTTGTATGTGCTCATGCACAAAGCCTGCGATCATGCGCAGGCCGATGTTGCGCTTGATGTGCGCGTGCTCCGGGTTGTTCGGATCATAGTCGAGCGTGTTGGGTGCCTTCGGCTGCATGTTGTTAGCTCCTGTTGTCAGAACGGAATGTCATAACTGTCATCGTGTTCAGTGCAGCCGTTCGCGATGACGCGAGCCGGTGGCCTGCCCGTGAACTTCTTGCATTGTTCGGTCGGCTCGTCAAAGTGGCGGCATGTCAAGCATGTCCGCATTAGTTCCACTCTTTCCAATTCGGATTGAAGCCACCGGCCCATGTTGGCGCCGAAGTCGGCCCAAGGATATTTTCTGACGGCGCCCATGGGTATTGCTCCTGTGTTGGCGGCTCCGGTGGCTTGGCCGCGAATTGGTCGAACTCAACATTCAAGACTTCAGGATAAGGTTTCTTGTTAGTCCAAACTTTGATGCGAGTTGGAACCCGCAGTTGCGACACGAGTGGCAAGGCTTGATCGACAGTTTCCGGCACGTCGCTGTCATGACGCATTTGCCACCAACGCTTACCCTTGCCCGCCATTTTGCTATCACCAAACCAAACGAACTCTTCCCAATGGTGCAGGCCCTCGCAATGGTAAGACACCTTCATGATGGCGTCGCCCTTGGACCTTGTGATGTATTTCATGTGGAAGGCGCGTTGCACGTTGAACCACTCAACTTGTGGAACATCAGTTGTCATGACTTCGGCTGTAGCAGCTTCAGCCATGATTTTCGTTTCGAACGTAAATTCGTTGCCGCAGTTGATACAGAACCTAACCGAAATGTGATTGTCGCAACCGCAGCGCTCGCATTCCTTGACCATCAGGCCGCCTGCGCCCTTGCCTTTGGGACGCGGTATCTTCGGATCGTTGATGGGGCCTAGCTTGCGAGCGTTGGCGGCGAAGTCGAGCACCAAGCAGTTGTGCTTCAACGTGTTCCATATATACGGATCAACGTCGCCGGGCGAAGCCGGATCATAGGGCCGCGTGCCCCGGCCTAGCATCTGAACCCATAGGCCCGGCGACAGGGTTGGGCGCAACATTCCGATGAAGTCGATTGGCGGAAAGTCGAAGCCTGTTGTCAGCACATTCATGTTGACTAGGCAGCGGATTTGCCCGCGCTTGTATGCCTTGATGCGGGCGTCGCGCTCTTTGCTGTCTAGCTCGCTATGAATGGCAGCAGCGCTGACGCCAAACCGTGTCAACATCGTCGCGATGTTTTCGGCGTGTTGCACACCGCTCGCGAAGATCAGCCAACACCGCCGATCCCATGCGGCCTCACAGCATTGCTGTAGAGCCCGGAAGGTGATGTCGTCACGATCCATAGCGTGTTGAACAGCGGCTTGGTTGTATTCGCCGCCCGACATACCGACAGCGCCAAGATCAATGCCCACATCCCGCGTGAATGAGATCAGCGGCGCAATATAACCTTCGGCCACGAGCCGATTGAATGCTTCCAACCCGGTGATGTCATAGCAAATGTCTGTCGCGATGTTGTGGCCGTGCTCGCCACCATCGGTTAGCAACCCCTGTCCAAGTCGGTAAGGTGTAGCCGTAAGCATCACCACGCGGAACCATGGGTTCAACGCTTTGAAGTGCTTGATTAGCGTGCGGTATCCGGTGTTCGCCTTGTGGCTGACTAGGTGGCCTTCATCGATGATCATTAGATCACGGCGGCCGAACGCTTCCATGTTGTTTAGCATGGACTTGACGCCGCCGAAGATGATCGGCATGGCCGTGTCTTTTTGCTTCAGCCCGGCCGAATAGATGCCTAGTGGAGCTGCCGGCCAAGTCTTCAGGAAGGCGCGAGCATTCTGCGCAACAAGTTCCTTGACGTGCGTTGCCATAAGCCAGCGTTGGCCGGGATAGCGCATGAATGCCTGATGCGTGAAGCCGCCGATGACATGCGACTTCCCGGTGCCTGTGGGCATCGCAACGACAGGGTTGCTGTCGGGCACAGCTCGATTGCGCTCGAAATAGTCAAAGAGACTGTCAATCGCCTCTTCCTGATACCACCGCTGTTGCATCAGATCACAGGGCTCCAAGCATCGCAGCCCTTTGGAATGAAGTCTTCAGGTATAACACCATTGAACCTGTTGCAGTGCCACTGCCCGTCTTGGACTGCCGCAGCATAGCGACAGGATCGGCAATTCTTTTCGGCCTTGGCGCCGTTGTGGCAATGGTCCTTCATGTCGCACATCTTGCAAATATGGAACGCTTCAGTGTTGGCGATCTTGGCCGGAGGAAACTGCGCAAAGATGATCTTGCTTGCGCGAACCTCTAATTCAACGGCTCTGTTCCAATCGAGTTCAACGATCTCAATATGTAGTTCGTCGGTGTTCTTGTTGACGGACATGTAAAGCGCATTGCGGAAACCATAATGCTTGCCATAGACACACATTTGGTCGTAATGCTTTGGGATGATAAGTTTGACGCCTTTCTTAAGCAGATTGGCAAATTCCCCATCGTCTTTATGTGTCTTGAACTCGCATAGCAGGGGCTCGTCAATTCCGTATTGTAATGGTGGCCGATTGACGCCATCAAGGCTGCCGCCGAAATGACCATGACAAGCCTTAATGCGATGTTGCGATCCATCTTCGGCCACATCCCAAACTTGGAACCCAATACCGCGCAGGTATTCGAGGAACCTTGCTTCTTCTAAGTGACCGCGCCGGAACAACCGTTGCATGCGGCCTTCATGTTTCTTGTGGTGAACATGACGAAACACCAAATACAGGTAACGAGCGCAGTCATGACCAATAAGCGACGCGCCTAGATGGTTGCGGTGCCCGCCGTCATAGGTGCGCTGCGCATACAGCTCGATGTCGCGCAGAATGTCTTCTGCGATCTTCTTGCGCATGCCGGGCGTGTTGAGGTTGACAGGCAGGTTGAACACGTCAGGCAGCTTTCGACAGGATTAGAAGCCAAGACGCCCGGCAGTTGGTAAGGCTGCCGGGCGCCGGATCAAGCGGTTGTTAGGTCCGCTCAACAACCGCGATGTCAGCCCTGCGGGCCATTCCACGGCGATCCACCCGGCTGCGGGGCGACGCCACCCTGAACGAAGCCCTGCTGCGGCTGCTGCGGCTGCTGTGCCTGCTGCGGCTGCTGAGGTCATGCGCCCGGAGCTGCGGCTGCCGGCTGCTGCTGCGGCTGCTGCTGAACGGGCTGTGCCGGCCAACCACCCGCCTGCGGTCCCGGCTGCGGCTGCTGCTGGAACTGCTGCGGCTGTTGCTGAACCGGCTGCTGAACCGGCTGCTGTGGCTGCTGAAACTGCTGCTGCGGCTGCTGCGGCTGGAACTGCTGTTGCGGCTGCGGCTGCGGCTGCCCGCCGAACTGCTGCGGCTGCCCTGCCGGTGCACCACCGCCGCCGTTGTTGCGCTTGTAGATGTCAAGCGCCGTTTCGCCGGCAGTGTTCTTGAAGTCGGGCCAGTCCTGATAGAACTTGCCTTTGTTGTCGCCCTTGCCTTCGCGCGAGGCCGACTTGACGAAGAACGGGATGTTGGCGAGCTGCCCCGGATGGTTGAATGACAGCACATTGCAGACGTGCATAATGGCCGACATCGTCTTTTGGGCGATGTCCATGGTCTGCTGCTTTTCAGCCTTGTGTTGGATCATGATGTTGCCGATCTTGTCGCGAACGGCGCCGTCAAGCCCCTTGATCGTCAGGTGCCACGACATGCCGTCGTTGTTGGTGTTCGGCTTTTCTTCGGCCTTGGTGATGACCACAGGCCACCAACCTTCCGGCCACTGTTCGAAGCCAAGCGAGGGCTCGACTGCGCGGGCGTCAAAATTCCAAGTCATCGATGTTGCTTCCTTCGCCTAACTCATGATCTTGCCGAACAATGCGGTTAGGTCGCACGGTTCGAAGTCGTTACAGGGGTTGGCATTCTGCCCGTCTGTCCGGTGACGTGCCAGTGTTGTCATCGTTCCACGCATACGGATAGCGCGTTGTTCGCCATAGCCGGGCACTTGGAACTTGCCAACCTGCGCAATCACATCGTATAGGCCCGGAACAGTAGAGTAAAGGTCTTTTCCGGGGAAGTAAGGCACAGTCATTTCCATGCCGTCAATGTTCGCCGTTCCTTGCTTACAGGTAAGGTAAACATGCTTCTGTTGCAGCGCATACAGGTCGAACAGATAGCGGTATGTTCGTTTGCTGATCTCGCCATACGCGGCCTTGCCATCAACCTTCGCGCCGCTGTTGCTTTTCTTCGACAGCTCTTCCAAGCGGATCAACTCCGCTAAGTAGCTGCCGCTATCAAGCCCGATGGTGTCGAAGTTGCGAACCTCATGTGATCCAAGCAACCACTTGAAGAACTCGTCAACGCGCTTCAGGTTGTTGATCGCGTCATACGTCGGCACGTTGCTGTTGCGAAGCGAACCAAGCCCCGGCTCTATCGCGAGCAATAGCGGTCGTGGCGCCGTCTGAAGCATCGGTGTTTTACCACCGCCTGCCGGGCCATAATACATGCCCTTGACGCCATACATGCGCGCGAGTTGGTTGGCCGGAACAAAGTCTGACATGCTTGTCACGGGTGATCTTTCACAGGTTTGCGCAAGACTGGCAACTTCCACAGCCAAGGCATGTAACGGTCACACTTCGGATCGAAGTCTATGTGCGACACAATCGAGGTTGAGACATGCGGCAGCCACTCACGATAGATCGAACGGCCGCCGCATACCCATATCTGCCGGTCACTGTGGGCAAGGGCAAACTCGTCAGGGCTGACGCCACGCTTCCACACTACAACATCACGGCCGGGCAGGTCGGGCAGTGTTGCGAATGTGGCCTTGCCCACAATGCACAGGCCGCCCATCGTAACGGCCTTGAACATGGCGAGATCATCGGGATCATGCCAAGGCAGTTGGCCGCGATTGCCAATCTGCCCGAAGTTGCCAATGGCAACAATAAGCTTGACATGCTTATGGCGTGCCATGTCACGCCTTGGGAACAACAAGCGTGATCTTCGGCGCTGCGGGGCTGATCTTCAGGGCCTTGTCAATGGCCTTCTTGATCGGGCTGTCATCCGCCAACAAGCGGTATTCGGTGATCGATAGTTCGGGCGACCACTTCACCAAGCGTTCAGCGATGAACTTGCCCTCATTGCCCATCTTTTCGATAGCATCAAGCGCCACGTCAGTCGCCAGCGGCAACATGCCGCTTTCCGGCTTGGGCTTGTCGCTGTTGGACAGGTTGAAGTTGAACGAATGAACATATTTGAGTTCGTAGCCGTTCCCCAACGCAATCGTGTTGGTGCCTTCCTTCGGATCAGAAAAGAGCTTAGCGACGGCGTTGCGCGCGATAAGCTCTTCGGCCTTCAGCCTTTCGAGCTGTTCGGCCTTGTCTCGCCAAGCGAGAATGACGGCATCGCGTGCGGCATTGGCGATTTGTTCGGGTGTCTGCATGGTCTTAACTCCGGTGAACTGTTGCGAACGTATGTTGCAGCCAACGACAAGTCAACCCTTGGGCTTGCGGTGTTCGGTGACAAGCTTGCTGATGCTGTCTTCGACATCAACGGCCACGCTGCCGCCTTCATCGAGATCACGCGGCGCGAACGGGTTGACGGCGACAGGATCGACAGCGGCCGGCATCGGCGGTGCCACGGGTGCAAGCGGGCGCATCTGCTGTGCTGACGACGCCGGCATGACAACGCCCGGTAGCTGCGGCGGGGCGTTGGCTAGGACCACGCGCAGGCCACGGCGAGCGGCTTCAGCTTCCAGCATGTCAGCCGGGGCATTCTGCAAGGTGTAAGTCGGTGCCTTCTGCACTTCGCTGAAGCCGGCATCACGAGTTAGGCCGATAACCATGTGATCGATGATCGCGAAAGCGTCGTTGTTGCTTTCGGTCCAATCCTGAAACTTGCCGTAGTTCTTTGCGGCGATGTAGCTTGCACGCATTCGGTTGCGTGAGTTTGCAGCGAACTCTTGGCCTTTGCTGTCGAGCTTGCCGAAAAATTCGAGGTAGTTTGTTCCAACGTCGCGAGCTGCGGACATGTCCTGTTCCTTATGAGTGCCCCAAGGACCACCCGGCGCATTGTTGACGAAGGCCACGCCGCGCCGGGCGGCTGTCGGTCTGGCAGGGGGGCTGACGCACCGACGACGCCACCATGCCCCGGCGCTCGATCCTGTGTCAAGAACGATTTTGCTATTGTTTTTCGATCCGATCCGGCCTAGCGTCCCGGCCTCACTACGGGGATGATTATGCGATCCAACCTTCGCGACACTGTGCGAAGCATGTTGCAAGAGCGCGCAAAGACTAAGCCGCTGAAGCATATTGCTAAAGAAGCCGATGCTGATTACTTCTTTGTTCGCAGGCTGGTCAACGGCGGCAATCAAGAACACTCGGCTGAAAAGCTCGAACACCTTTACCGTTACCTTACGGGACGTGAGCTTCAGCTATGAGCTTTGACAACCTGCCTGACGAAATGAAGCAATATCGCCAATGGATTGTTTGGCGGTATGAACAGACAGACAGCGGCAAACCAACGAAGGTGCCTTACACTGTCTTTGGCGAACCCGCATCTGTCACCGATCCGAACACTTGGACCGACTTCGCATCGGCTTGCATCGCAGCTCGACAGGCGCCTAACGATGGTCTTGGCTTCGTCTTCACTGATGCCGACCCGTTCATTGGTGTTGATCTCGATGAACCCAAGGATGCTGTGGGCAACCTGTTGACAGGCGAAGCCTACAACGAAGTCATACAGCGCCAAATCAAGGTGTTTCAGTCGTTCGACAGCTACACGGAACATTCGCCATCAGGCAAGGGGTTGCACATCCTAGGCCGGGCGTCTGTGCCGGGTGGTCGTCGCCGTGCCTCGATGGAGATTTACAGCTCGCGTCGTTACTTCACGATGACCGGCAACGTGTATCATAACGTTCCGATCAAAGATGTTCAGGGTGTTGCAGAGATACTTTATAATCAAATGGGTGGTGGCATTCAACGCTACACCTATGACGGTGATGCAGAAGAGAAAGACACAGACGAGAACATAATGGCGATGGCGCTTGCTGCGGTCAACGGCGATAAGTTCAACGCCTTGATCACGGACAATTGGCAACAGTATTATACAAGCCAGTCTGAAGCCGACTTCGCCTTCATTGACATCGTCGCGTTCTACACACAGAACCGCAACCAAATCATGCGGCTGTTCCGCGCCTGTCCGTTGGGGCAGCGTCGCAAGGCCAAACGCGACAAATATGTTACGGACATGATCGCCGCTAGCTTCGACAGGATGTTGCCACCGCTCGACATGAGCGGCTTGCACAACGCCGTTGAAGACTACAAGGCGCAACAGACGGCATCAGCAACCCCGCCAGCACCTGCGGCCATGGGGCAAGCTGATGCACAGGGCGCCGGGGCTGCGAGCCTTGGGCACAAAGCGGAACCGGCGCCCGCCCCTGCCATCACCTACCCGCGTGGCCTTGTTGGCGAGATCGCCCGCTTCATCTACAGCGCGAGCCCGCGCCCGGTTGATGAAATCAGCATTGCCGCAGCTCTTGGCCTCATGGCTGGCATCTGTGGCCGTAGCTACAATGTCAGCGGATCGGGGCTCAATCTCTATATGCTCATGCTCGCGCACACTGGCGTTGGCAAGGAAGCCATTGCCACGGGCATCAACAGGTTGATCCAAAGCGTGTCGCGCATCAGCGGCGACGGCTCAATCATGAGCACGCCTAGCATCGCCAAGTTCATCGGCCCGGAAGAGATCAGCAGCGGACAGGCGCTACAAAAGGCGTTGGCGACGCAATCCTGTTTCGTCTCGATTGTTGGCGAGTTCGGCTTGCGCATCGCAGCCCTAGCCAGCCCGCGCATCATGCAAAACGACATCATGCTGAAGCGCACGCTGTTGAGCCTCTACAGCCGATCCGGCAAGGGGCAGGCAATGGGCGCCATGGCCTACAGCGACAAAGACAAGAACATTGCTCAAATCCAAGCGCCAGCCTTCAGCCTGCTTGGCGAAAGCACGCCCGAAACGTTCTATCAAATCATCGATGAAGCGTTGATCAACGATGGTCTGTTGCCACGCTTCCTTGTCATCGAATACACAGGCGAGCGAAAGCAGCTCAACAAGCAGCACGCATGGGCGCAGCCAACCTTTGAGCTATCGGATCGCTTGGGCAAGCTCGTGATACAGGCGCACGCATTGTCAGGACAGGGCAACCCGCTCGATGTGAGCTATGGCCCCGGCGCTGAACAATGGGCTGACGAGTTCGATGCGTATTGCACCAACAAGATCAACGCCACCGGCAAAGAGGCCGTGCGCCATCTGTGGAACCGCGCACACCTGAAGCTGTTGCGGATCGCGGCGCTGGTCGCTGTGGGCAGCAACCCGCTTAACCCTGTCATCGAACGCGAAGATATTGCTTGGGCTTACAACTTGGTCAACGCTGACATCGTGCGATTGATCGGCAAGTTTGAACGCGGTGAAACAGGCCGTGTTGAAGAGTTCGACAATCTGCGCCAGCTCAAAGACATGTATAAGGCGTTCATGGACTTCAACACGCGACCGTTTGACGAGCTGAGAAACTACGGCGTGAAACAGGATGCCCACACTTTGCACATGATCAGCCATTCATATGTCAGTCGCAAGTTGTCTGCTGTTGCATCATTCCGAAAGGATCGTCGCGGCGCAACTGTTGCGATCAAAGCGTGTCTGACTGAATTGTTGACGAGCGGTGTGATTGCTAAGGTGCCACCGCAGCAAGTTGCTAATGTATTGAAGGCATCGGGCGATCATTATGCACTGGTCGATCTCAATTGGACCGTGTGAGTTGCATTAGCTTCGACAACAATATAGCGGAGTTAATGGGCGAATATAGCGGCTAAGTGATTGATGTTACAGGGTATAATGGGGATTGAACAATATAATGGTCCTTAGGCTAGGGGTGGTGGAGGGGAGTTGCACCGAACTCGCCATCATGTCTTAAGAAACAGTATGTGTTATTATATTATTATATTATTATATTATTGATGATATTCCCAACAAATGCAGGGGTTTTCGCCGTATAACGGGCCGCTATAAACGGCGTGTTGTCTATTCAACCGAACAAGGGAATGTTGTTATGGCCGCAACAGCGGGGCAGAATAAGGGCAAGCGCGGTGAACGCGAGGTCAAGGACAACTTTGTGGCGACAATGGAAGGTGTTGAAGCCCTAAAGTCGAAGACGGGTGTTTCATCTTTTGTCAAGCGGAACACCACGCAATCGGATCGCGGAGGCGACGACATTGTGGGCATCCCCTTGATTAGTGTCGAAGTGAAGCGGCATGAAACGCTTGCACTCAATACATGGTGGAAACAGGCAGTTGACCAAGCCAACAAGCTACGGTTGCAACCTGTGTTGGTCTATCGTCAGTCACGGAAGCCTTGGCGGGTGCAGACCTACGCCGTCTTGTGCCAGCCCGGCCGCAGCTCGACACAGTGGAACCGCGTTGACATCGAGCTGTCGGACTTCCTGACGTGGTATGCGCAACTTTACGCCGAATGGCTTGACACACAGCCCTGATCATTTACGGTCATGGCTTCATCTGCGGAGGGTAATGTTATGACCGAAGACGAGTTCAAGGACGGGCTCTACAAGCTGTTCCAGATGCACGGTGACAAGTCGCCGCGCAGTGAACACATGGAAAAGGTGCTTGACGCTATGCTGTGGATGGCGCAGCGGCACAACTGCTGCTTGCGGCATGCGCTCGACGGCCTCAACAACAGCAGCCCGTCGGAGCTGAACGCCTGCACCATGGCGTCGGGTGCGATGACTGCCATGCGCGAGGGCAAGACGCCTGTGTTCGTGGCAATCGACAACTTGGCTAACGAGCTTGTTGCCAAGCGTGGCATTCGTCTTGATCAGGCATGGGAACTTGCAACCACGATCTGCGCGGGCTTGGCTGAACAAGGTGTCGATCTCGCTAAGCAGACGCCCATGGTCGCGACTGTCGAAGAGTTCGTCGCCATGTATGGGCAAGACAACACGACGCGCCACTGATGGATGACCAAGACGACGGCTACGACCCGGAGATTGACGGCAGCGAGACCCGCGCGGGCTGCTTGATCTTCATCATTTGTCTGCTGGCAGCAGCCAACGTGTTAATGATGTTCTACAAGTGGAGTTGACAACATGCCCAAAACAAGAACCCGTATTGCGTTAGCCGTGATGTTTCTTAGCATCATGATTATCATCGCCGTCGTGGTGCAGGGGTGTGCTAGCAAGCCGCCGCAGCCCATGGGCGAAAACATTTGGAAAGCAGTGCCCCGGTCATGATGGTTACAATCGAATATGCAGCCGGCCTTGCCGTGCTGATGTTCTTGTGCGGCCTTGTCGTCATGCGTGCGCTAGGCCGCATTCGTGCGGCTATCGGCAATGCTGTGGAAGCAAGGCAGCAAGTCAGCAACCCGTATGCCGATCCCGATGCACTCGACAAGATCGACTTGCGCACAGGCGAGCGCACCCGCGTTGTTCCGATTACCGACCCGGTGTGTGAATGCGGGTGCCGCAACTTCTATGAAGGGCCTTCAGGCGGCATGGCAACAAACATCAGTTGCGCCGACTGCGGCACTTGGTATAACATCGCGCCCATGTTGGGCATCTTCGAAAAGCTCGACAAGCCGAAGGAAAAAGTTTGACATGCGCGAACTGTTCATACCGCGAAACTTCAACGGCTCGTCACTGGCGTTGATCGAACAGGCCATCGTCATCATTGACGACATGCAGGCCAAGGGTTACTCGCTCACGCTGCGGCAGCTCTATTACCAATTTGTCACGCGCAATTGGCTTGCCAACACGGACAAGAACTACAAGCGCCTTGGCAGCATCATCAACGATGCTCGACTTGCTGGCTTGATCGATTGGGACGCCATCGTTGACCGCACGCGCTACCTGCGCCGCATCCCTGATTACACGACGCCGCGTCACTTCGCACAGAACATGGTCAATCAATACGCCGAAGACTTGTGGCTTGACCAAGACAACTACTGCGAAGTTTGGATCGAGAAAGACGCCTTGATTGGTGTCATCGAGCGGCCTTGCGACAAGTGGCGCGTGCCGTATTATTCGTGCCGTGGCTACGGATCGCAGTCGGAAATGTATGAGGCCGGCAAGCGGCTGAAGCTCGCCATCGAGCACGACAAGCGCGTGACGGTGCTGTGCCTGTCCGATCACGACCCGTCAGGGCTCGACATGACCAAGGACATTGAAGCCAGACTGCGCATGTTCACCGAACAGCACGACGAAGACAGCGGCATGTTGACCATCGAGCGTGTCGCCCTGAACATTGATCAGGTGCGCGCATATGATCCGCCGCCCAACCCTGCCAAGGACACAGACAGCCGCTTCGCTGGCTATGCTTTCGAGTTTGGCGATGAAAGTTGGGAACTTGACAGCCTTGATCCCGAAGTGATCGACGGCTTGGTTGAAGCGGCCATCCTGAACTTGGTTGACATCGATAAGTTCAACGCAGCCGGCAACATCGAGGCCGACAACCGCCACCGCCTGTCGAACGTCGCCAACCACTTCAACGAGCTGTCGCGCTTCATTGAAACGGGTGTTCGGATCATCTGACAAGGGGGCTTGACAACATGATGTTGTTCGTGTATGCTGCTTCGGTTAGCAATAAGGAACGACATCATGTTGAAGTCTTATCACAACGTCATCAATGAGCCTAACCCCGCGCCCGGTCTGAACACTGTTGAAACGTTCGATGTGAAGTGGATCACATCACGCGGTCGCAAGAATGGGAACAGCCGGGGCAGTGTGCTTGCTGCCCGGCAGCTCGCAAACAAGGTGGAAGCTGAAGGGGCGACCAACATCAGCATCACGCGGCGTTGGATTGCAGGTCACGCTTTCTGACAACAAGGCGCTTGACAACATCAGTTGGCTAGGGCATGCTGTCCTAGTCAACAACAGGAGTTAAGCCCATGCCCCACATTTACAAGTTGATCGACCAGCTTCGCGCCATCGGCATCCCGCGTGCTGGCATCGACGCCGCCCGTGCTGCATGGGTTGGCTACCTGACGGAAAACGAGCTGGCGTCTTGGGACTGGCGCGTTCGCGAAACTGAACGCTGAAACAACGGGGGCGAAAGCCCCCAATTCACCAACAGGAGTTAAGCAGATGGCTAAGGACATGACCGGGCTGCCCAACGCGACGCGACAGGCTTACAAGCTGCGCGACGCTTTGGAAGAGGCCGCAACGCAGGCTTACGAGCTTGGTGCGGAGCTGTGCGCCAACAGCGATCCGACTGCGGTGTGGCACGCAATTTCAACATCGCATGCGCTGCGCGCCAAGGCACGCAACGTCACCATCCGCCACGGCCTCGCGCCGCATTGACAACTAGTTTAGCGCATCGCAAGGTGCGTTAGCATGGCTGTCAATAGGAGGGTGACATGTTAGGTCATGCCATGATGCTACAAGGCATTCGCGAGCGCATCGAAGTGTCGCGCGTGCGGTGTGCTATCCATCGAATGACGATGGAATGGTGCGAGGAACAGGCCAACGCTTGCGTGCTCGTGGCGCCCAAGTCGGCTAGGCTGTGGCGTCTCGATGCCAACAAGGCGCGCGATGCCTTGGAAGCACACACCAATGAGATCGCGAAGCTAGAAGCGGAGCTTGCAAAACATGTGTGAGGTTTGCACATGGTTGCGTCGCGGCCCACATGTCGAGCTGCTTGACGTGGTTGTTGCAGTGCGGCCGACGCACTACGAAGTCAACGCACACTGGCTTGTCATGCCGCGTGGTGCGTTGCCAGCGGCCACGCGCACGGAACAGACTTGCGAGCTGATGACAACAAGTCTGCGCAAGGCTTCCCGGCACCATGCCATGTTGCGCCGCGCAATCGGCATTACAGGGCCGTTAAGATGACAACGCTTGCCAAGTTCCCAAAGATCAGGTTCAGACGGCGCGTCGGCTACTTTCCGCGCGCTGACGATCCTATCGTGTCGGGTGCTAGCGTTGTGCGCAATCTCGTGATCGACTGTGAGGCCCGGCACGATAACCCGGCCGACGTGCGCGAAGCGAAGATCGAGCTGCTGACGGCCCTGTGTGGGCATCTATTCGAGGCTCTGCTGTCGGCCGAAGTCCTGACGCTTCAGCAGGCTCATGACATCGCCGGCTACGGTCACACGACAACAACATGGGATGACAACAATGGAAGCTAAGACAACGATCAACGAAGCCCATGAACAGGAGCGCGACAACATCCTTGCCACCGGCTACCAAAGCGCCAAGGATCAAGACGCGCGCTTCGCCCATACTGACGAGAACCGCCACGCGCGGCGCAGGCGGGCGGCCTTGACCAAGAAGCTGCTGCGCGATGTTGCAGCGGGCAAAGTTCCGTCGCCGTTCGAAGTGCCTTGACAACATGTTCTGACTAGGGCATTATGCCTTGGTCAACAACAGGAGTTCGTCATGTCGGTTCGTTACGCCAAGTCAGTCAAGGAAGTCGTCAAGGCCGTTGGGTGCGCCAACCTCAACCTTTATCGCGGTGAGGGTTATTGGTATTTCATCTATGACAGCCTTGATGGCGCTGACGCCAATGGCCGTTACGACAGCGAAAGCGTTTACACCATGCGCTTGAACGACATGGCGCTTGACCTTTGGGTTGACATCGGCAAGAACTTTGTCGCCAAGGTTGAAGCGATGCCGGTTGGCAAGGTGCTGACATGAGCAAGGCACAGGGGCGCTGCGTTCGCCGCTTTAACCGTCTTTTCGATCTCGGCTACAGCCGGCCGATGTGCGCCTTGTATAGCAGCATTGATGCACGCTACGTTGAACGCACATGGCGCGACTGCATGCGCTACAGTAGGGGACCAAGGCCATGAGCTTGTTGCGTGAGCTTGCCGAAAACGCCGACCCCAACAAGTTCATCATCACTTGGCGGGCGTATGGCGATGCCAAAGCAACCATGCCGTTCAACACGCGCAAGGCCGCGCTTAAGCACATCGAGCGCTTGATAGAGCCCGGCAAGGAATACAATGTTAACATCCGTTTGCATGAAGTGAACGTTGAAACCGGAGGCGAGCCGATATGTCGTTGAGTATGTTGGAACAGCTCGCGCAGCGTTTCGAGATTTACGCGAGCGACAACGAAGCCGTCGCGCAGCGTTGGGGCGCCGACAAGAAAACCCGCAAGGCCAATTTGGCGCGGGCCGAAGTCTGGCGCGATGCGGCCAACGACTTGCGCAAGGCCGGGCACGACAACCGCGATGCGTTCTATGAAGACGTGTTGAAGACTATGCAGGCGGGCGAGCTGTATGCGTCGGCTGCGGCTGACGTGTTGGCGCTGTTCATCACACCGCACATCGTCCCGCCTCCGCTTGCGATGCCGTCTGTGCTCGATGAACCCGAAGTCAAGGCCAAGCTGAAGCCTATCACCGACTTGCGAGCGCTAGACCTGTCCGACCTGCCGCCCGGCCGCTATACCGCGACACTCGACATGGAAACGAGAACAGCGCGGATTGCCTGCACCGATCCGGCCGAAAGCAACCCGCCGCGTGCGTCTTGGGAAGACTGCTTGCGCTGCGGCTTCAAGCACTACAGCAATCAACCCTGCGTTGGTGCCAAATGACTAGGCCAACCAATCAAGAGCTATGCGACAACATGCGCCGGCTGTTGACTGATGGCGCCAAGGTGTCGTTTACCAAGTTCGCAGATGCTTACCACTGTCGCGACTTTGACGAAACAGAAGTCTTGACAGAGACGAAGGAATGGCGCGGCGATCTGTGGCGCCAATTCGCAGAGATCGAGCGGCGCTTGTGCCCACAACCGGAAAGCAAGACAAATGAAACATGACAAGACGCTGACGCACAGGACGCTTGACGTTCATGGCCTGACGGCCCCGCTAGAGGCTATCGGCCTCACTGCGCAACACCTTGGCAACCACAAGCTTTACACCGTGGTTGGTGTGACATGGTTGGGCGCGACTGACGAATGGGGCGTCACCATGAAAGCGATAGGGGAAAACATCGAGATCACCCGCCCCGCTTCGCACATGCACGGTGTTCGCGACAATGGCGAGCGTCGTTACCGTTGGATGCACTTGCAGGCGTAAGGCAACGATGACCGACAAGAGCGAACTTGCCCTTATGCTACAACGCGCGGCTGACAAGCCGGGCTGCCGCTGCGCCAACGGCAAAACGATTTGGAAGGTGACGCAGCAGAATGACAGCTTGACCTATGTTGAGCCGGATCAAGCTGCGATGACCAAGCGCGAGCTGCGGCGCAAGCGGGCTCGCAACGGGGCAGCGCTGTCCAAGGCAATGCGGGGGCGACGCTATTGACGGCCGCTGCGGGGCTCGCCTAGTGTGGGCATGCCGCACCCCGCAAGCCTCATGGTGTAACCCTTGTCTCGCAATAAGCCCGCCGACAGCCTGCCCAACATGCCTGTCAAGCTCTATGTTCTTGATCCCAAGAAAGAACATGAGATCGTGCGCGAGCAACAATACAGCTATAACAATAGTCGTCACCGCTCCAAGATCAGCAAGACGATGTATTGGGCGCTGTGCAGCGGATATGCTGTCGAGCTGATCAGGCAGCAAGACGATGTCAAATAACCTGTGCTCAACTGTGGAGTAGCACTATGACCAAGCCAATCAATGATGTTGTGCAGGCTGATGTTGATCAGTTTGTAAAGGAACACTGCGATTACGAGCACAGCGACAATGCGCTCGATGACTACCAGCGCCTTGCCGTGCGATCCGCGATCTATCCCGGCAAGGGCACGCCGTTCGGCCTGATGTATGTGGCACTTGGCTTGGCTGAAGCTGGCGAGGTTCAGAACAAGGTCAAGAAGATTTTCCGCGACGACGGCGTGATTGCTTTCGAGCTAAGCAGCAGCGCCGCGCAGGCGTATGTCAAGTTCGAACCCATCAGCGACGAACGCAAGAAGCAGATCATCAAAGAGCTTGGCGGCTTGCTGTGGTATGCTGCTGCAACCTGTGCCGAACTCGGCACAACGTTGTCAGAAGTGGCCGCCGCCAACTTGATCGAGCTTGCCGACAGGGCAGCTCGTGGCGTGTTGTCGGGCAGCGGTGACAATCGGTGAAGCCGCACCCCATCACCGACAAGGTGCTAGAAGCACAGCGGGCAGCTTTGAAAGAGCATGTCCCGGCCGGCATGTCGATTGCCGATCAACGGCGGATCAACCGCGAACTGCTGTGGCATGCGCTCTTCGCCATGGCCTGTCTTGATCCCCATGTGAACATGGTGACTGTTGCCGCCGACACCCGCAGCGCCATCATCGAGGGCGTCAAGGCCGGGCAGGCGATGGGCAATCACAAGCTATGATCGAGCGCTTGCGGGACACTGCGATTTGCTTAGGCATGTTGTTCGGTGTCCCGCTAGCCGCAGCCGTGGTTCTCTTTCTCTCATACCTATGGGTTTACAGCCATGGTTGAACAGCTAGAGCTTTGGCCTAACAACGAAGAACCACAGGCGGCGTTCGCCAACTATCCGAAGTCACTAGCCGAACACAGGGCGTTAAGCCAAGAAGACGGCCGGCTTTGGAAGCCGCGTGACGCCCTCATATCTGTGTTGCGCGACATCGATCAAGGCGTGTCATCGCCTGAATTGCTTATCGCGTTCTGGAAAACCACGATGCCGAACGGTGATTACAAGATCGGTTCGGTGGTATCGGGTGGCCTTCGGCATGAGCTGATAGGCGTCGCCTACAATGGCTTAGACCTACTCATGAAGGAACGTTGAACATGGAAAAGCTGTCACCCGGCATGCAGCTTGCCGAAGAACTCGCGCAGGCCATTCTCGTCAACGATGACAAAGCCGCCAAGGTCGCGGCGGTGAACATTGTGGGCACCATCATTGATGCGCAGCTTCGACAGGCCGCCGCGCTCGAAAGGATCGCCGGCTGTGTGGATCGTTTCGACGGTTCAACATTTCGCGTTTCGGGTGGTTGACAGCCTGAACAACATCACCTAGCTTGCGATTGTCACACCGACAAACAACAAGGGATTTTCCGATTATGGCAAAGAAGCCCAACACCGCAGCCACCGCGCCCGCCGCTGACAACTCCGGTTCGGCCACTCTCAACGTCACCGTGCTGCATCGCATCGCCGCCGCCGTCGCGGCCGGCAATCCCGGTTACGACTTCGTCACACAGGCCGAAGGCGAAGGGCTGGTCGCGGCCGGCTTGATCGAACTCAATCCGGCTATCACCAACGAAGCCGGTGGCGTCGCCGCCATCACGACGGAAGCCGGCGCCAAGCTGGTCGCGGAACAGGCCGCCGACGACACGGCCGCCAACACGGCCGCCAAGGCCAAGTTCGAAATCGATGACAACGTGCCGCTTGCGGCCAAGAAGGGTGGCGGCGGTGGCGGTGGCACCCGCGAAAGCATCTACCCGTTCGACAGCCTGAACGTCGGGCAGTCGTTCCACCTGCCCGTGACCAAGGACATGCCCAAGCCCAATCGCACCATCGCTTCGGCGGTTTCGCTCGCGACGGCCAAGCATTCCATCGAGGTCAAGGACGAAGCCGGCAACGTCGTCATGGAAGACTTCGAGCGCAAGAACAAGGCCGGCGAAGTCGTGGAAACGGGCAAGCGCCCGAAGATGCAGGCAACGCGCGTCTTCACGATCCGCGCCGTCGATGCGACCGATCCGCGTGGCCCCGGCGCCCGCGTCTATCGCACGGCTTGACAAGAACGTTGCGACCCGCCACAGGGTTCGCAACTAGAGCGGCGGGCTAGAACAGGGCTCCGGTTCTGATGCCCGCCGCTTCCGGTAACAAGGCGATGTCACTAGCAAGAGCTAGCACGCCAACAGAGCTGGCCTAGGTCGGAAGCAGCTAGGGGGCTTGTGCCCTCCGCAGCAGATGACGCGAAAGCCCCTAAGCCCGCCCGGTTCGCCGTGGCGGGCTTTTGCTTGCCGGGCGGAACATCCGGGCGTATAGATCGTTGCACCCTTCAGGCAGCCCCGGAGCCCGTCCTATGCCCACATTTGGCGAACGCAGCACCACCAACCTGTCACAATGCCGCCCGGAGCTTCAGAAGGTTGCTTTCGAGGCGATCAAGCTTGTTGACTTCGCTGTGATCTGCGGCTTTCGCAACAAGGCCGATCAAGAGAAAGCCAAGCGCGAGGGCAAGTCAAAGGCGGGTTGGCTTCAGTCGCCACACAATTACGATCCATCTTTCGCGTTCGATGCCGTGCCTTGGTGGCCGAACAAGCCCAACATTCGTTGGGAAGGCCCCGGCGCCATCAAGGCGTTCGAAGACATGGGCCGCGTCATCATGCAATGTGCCGACAATGTTGGCGTTCAGCTCACATGGGGCAAGGACTTCAGCTTTGTTGACTACCCGCATTTCGAGCTGAAGCACTGGCGCGACCTGAAGTAAGGGCGGGGCGGTGGAAGCGATTTTCACCGTTGTTGCTGCAACGCTGCAAGGACTAGGTTTCCCCGGCCTTGTTATTGCAGCGTTGTCATATTGGGTTTGGCATCGTGAAGGCATCTTGAACACAATTCAAGAAGCCCGCATCAAAGAGGGCCGCGAGGTTCTAACTGCGATCACTGCCAACGCAGAAGCAACTAACCGCCTTGTCGAAGCGCTGAAACAGAAAACGGTGTAAGCGCGGATGAAAGGTCTTATCGCCATGTTTACACGGGCACGTTCGGCAGAAGTCGAAAGCATCAAGCATGAGATCGCCGCCGCTGTGCAAAGCAGCGTCAGTGCGTCAAGCGAGCTTGTCAAGACGCTCGATGAAATGCTAGAAGCAACGAACGCCGCGAACCGCCGCACAATCCGCGACAGGATGCCCCAACGTCATGAACGCAAGCCGCAAGATCATTAGCGTTGGTGTGCTGCTTGCAGCACTCTTCGCGTTCATGCTGTATGTCTTCCCCGGTGGCGCAGCAGTCGAGATCATGAACGGCGCCATTATTGGCGTTGGCGTCGTGATCTTCCTGACGTTCCGGGCGCTGACATGGGACACGCTGCGCGGTCGCGGGCAGTATGCGCGAGCGCAACAGATGGCCCTTGGCCTCGCGATCATGTGGCTTGGTGTGAACCTGCGCACCTTGCAGAGCATCAGCTACCGGATCACCAACGATCCCGAAGTGCTCAACAGCGGGCTTGGCGCCTTCATCACCCTTATGTTCATCGTCGCCGGCATGCTTCAGGCGACCGCGCCCGGCCTTGGCAAAGGGCTGCTGCACGGGCAGAGCAAGAGCCGTGTTGCTGCGGCCGTGGTGATTGGCTGCTTGGTGACATGGGGCGTGATATGGCTTCAGCGCGCCTGATCCTGCTAGGCAGCATTGCCGCCGTCATCGCAGCGCTGTTGGTCGGGCTCCTGTGGTATCGCGGGCAGGCCATCAGCGCTGCTGCGGAGCGCGACACGGCACGAGCTGAAGTCAAGACAGCCGCAGCCGTCAACGCCGTTCAGAAAGCGACGATGGATCGCTTGACGGCGTTCCGCGAAATAGACGATAAGTTGATGACCGGCCTGCAAGCTCGCCTTGGCGAGATCGCGACACAAGCCGGCGAAGCAACGACGGCCCTTCGCGAGCTGGAAAGAACAAGTGCTGACGCCAAGGCATATCTTGCCGTTCCTGTTCCTGCCGATCTTGGCCGGGTGCTCAACCGTCGCGCCGTTGGTGGTGGAACCGCAAATCGTCAGTGACCACGTTCCGGCCTCGATGACCACGCCCTGTCCAAAAGTGGTCAAGACTGTCAAAACCACAGGCGACATCGTTGACAAACTGTTGTTGACGGAAACCGCACTAGACGCTTGCAGCGCGAAGGTTGACGCGCTCGACAACTGGCGTCGCACCCGATTGAGTGTGGGCAATGAGCTACCTACCCGTTGACATCAACCCCTTGGAAGCCAAGACGGCGTTCGCTGCGGCGTTGCTGCGGCATCCGCACGAGCACTTCAAAGCTGCAACGCTCGTCTTCCCTGACAACATGCAAGCTGCATTGTTCATCATGCAGACATGGCAACACGACCCGTTCGTGCGCGATGAAAAGCAGCGCTTGCTTGACGAGTTCGGCCCTGACTACTTCCTGCCGACGCAGTTTGAACTTGCGCATGATGTTTATGCGCTGGCTGGCGCCGCTGCGGCTGTTGAAGATCGCATCAAGGGGTTCCGCCTGTATGCAGAGATCAGGGGCTTCATCAGCAAGGCGCCAGTCGTCAACAACAACGTTGACAACAGCACCAAGGTTCTGATGGTAAGCCCGCCCGACCCGGAGGGTGTCAAGAAGCGTCAGGCACAGTTGCTTCGCGACATGGCCGAAGATGCTGCATAGACATCACAATAATCCGCCTGACAAGGAAAAGCTGCCGTATTTCGAGCCGTGGAAAGCGCTGCCCGGATCGCAAGACGACTTCTTTAGCTGTGAAGCAAGCCATCTGCTTTATACAGGCACGCGCGGGCCGGGCAAGACAGACGCACAGTTGATGCGGTTCAAGCGCCGTGTTGGGCGCGGCTACGGCTCATTCTGGCGCGGCATCATCTTCGATCAAGAATACAAGAACTTGGAAGACATCATTGCTAAGTCGCAACGGTGGTTTCCGCAGTATGGCGACGGCTGCCGCTTCCTGACGAGCAACAGCGACCTAAAGTGGATTTGGCCGACAGGCGAAGAGCTGCTGTTTCGTCACATCAGCAAGCCGCAAGATTATTGGAAATACCACGGCCACGAATACCCGTTTATTGGTTGGAATGAGCTATGCAAGTTCCCCAACGACACGCTTTATGAAGCGATGCACTCGTGCAACCGTTCATCCTATACGCCAACAAAGGACGGTTTCATTGGTGGTGCACCGCAGAAGGACGGCCCGCCAAAGGGGTTCAACCTCGATGGCAGCTTTGGCTACCCGCCGCCGATCCCGCTAGAAGTGTGCTCGACAACAAACCCATATGGCCCCGGTCACAATTGGGTTAAGCGCCGGTTCATCACGCCTGCGCCGATTGGCACGCCGATCATTACAACAACGAATGTGTTCAATCCGCAGACCAAGCAGAATGAAAACATCGATGTAACGCAAATCACGTTCGTCGGCTCCTATCGCGAGAACCCTTACTTGTCGCCGCAATACATTGCCGGCATCAAGAACATACGCGACAAGAACAAGCGCAAGGCTTGGTTGGGCGGCTCATGGGACATCGTTGCCGGTGGTGCCTTTGATGACGTTTGGGATGTGTCGCGCCACGTCATTGCACGGTTCAAAGTTCCGAAGACTTGGCACCTTGACCGCTCATTCGATTGGGGCTCTTCGCACCCGGCAAGTGTGGGTTGGTGGTGCGAAGCCAACGGCGAAGAGCTGACATACGAAGACGGCACGACATGGGCGCCGCCCGCTGGCACGTTGATCCAAATCGATGAACTCTACTTCACCGAAGAGATCGGCACCAACGTTGGCCTGAAGCTTTCGGCAACTGAGATCGGGCAGCAAATCGTTGCGCGTGAGGCCAAGCTGCTTGAACAAGGTTGGATCGTCAAGAAGCCATGGCCCGGCCCGGCCGACAACCAAATCCGCGACGTTCGCGAAAGCGATGTCGAAACCATTGAAACCAAGATGTCAGATGTTGGCGTTGATTGGGAACGTTCCGACAAGTCGCCGGGATCGCGTAAGAACGGCTTGCAGCTCGCGCGCGACAGGCTTGCTGCTGTGTTGGAATATCTCGACAAGCCGGGCTTGTATTTTACCGAAAACTGCCGGGCGAGTATTGACTTGATCCCCACATTGCCGCGTGATGACAAAGACATCGATGACGTTGACACCGACGCAGAAGATCACCCTTGGGACATGGTGCGCTACAGGGTGCTTAAGAGTAGCAACCGCGATGCCCGAACAGTCAAACTGAACTTCCCAACTTAGGATGCGCAACAATGTTGTATGACTTCATCACCGGGCTGCGCAACCTTGAACCCAACTACGCGGCAACAGGAGGCGTTGAGTTCGTGCGACGCGAGCTGTTGGTTTTCCGCGATCAATACAGCTTGATTGATGATTGCATTGCTGGCGAACAGCGCGTGAAGGAACGTCGCACGACCTACTTGCAGTTGCCCGGCAACATGAACGACGCAGACCACCTTGCACGGTATAACAACTATGTCAGCCGCGCCGTGTTCTATGGCGTCGCCGGCCGCACCCTTGACGGGCTTGTTGGCCGCGTGTTCACGCGCGATGCTGTTGCCGAAGTGCCAACGTCGCTGACGCCAGTGCTAGACGACGCCAACGGTGAAAGCGTCAGCTTTGACCAACTCACACAGAAGGGCGTTGCCACTGTTGTCGCCAAGGGCCGCGCCGGGCTGTTCGTTGACTATCCCCGTGTTGAGAGTGCTTCACGTCAGCAGCTCAACACAGGCGAGATCAAACCGACGATCCACCTGTATCAGCCGCAACAGATTACCAATTGGCGCAAAGTGCGGATCAATGGCAAGGACAAGCTAACCCTTGTCGTGCTCATGGAACAATACACCATCGAAGACGATGGCTTCGCTTCCAAGCAGGCGATACAGTATCGCGTGTTGCGCCTGACGGGTGGCATCTACACTGTCGAGCTGTGGCGCCAGACGGCCGGCGAAGCGCGCGGGTTCGTCTTGTATGAGAACCCGACCGTGCCGCTGAACTTCCAAGGCAAGCCCTATGACGAATTGCCGTTCAGGTTCCTAGGCCCGCGCGAAAGCAGCAGCGACATCGAAAAGCCGCCGATGTATGACTTGTGCAGCCTGAACATCGCTCACTATCGCAACAGCGCTGACTATGAAGAAAGCTGCTTCGTCACCGGGCAGCCGACGTTGTGGGCAGCCGGCCTGACGCAAACTTGGGTGAAGGAAGTTCTTGGCGGCAAGATCGGCTTGGGCTCGCGCGGCATCATCATGCTGCCGAAGGACGGCACGGCCGGGCTGTTGCAGACCGAACCGAACAGCATGCCGTTCGAAGCCATGGAACACAAAGAGAAACAAATGGTTGCCCTTGGCGCCAAGCTTGTCGAACAGAAGAGCGTTCAGCGCACGGCAACGGAAGCCGGCATTGACGAGAACGCCGAAACGTCGGTGTTGTCGAGTTGCGCCCGCAACGTGTCCAAGGGCATGCAATGGGCGTTGCAGTGGTGCGGCTACTTTGTCGGTGCTGAAGAAGCCAGTATCAAATATGAGCTGAACACCGACTTTGACTTGAACGAACTCGACAGCGCCGAACGCGCGCAGCTCGTCAAGGAATGGCAGGCAGAAGCCATCACATACGGCGAAATGCGCGACGCGCTGCGCAAGGCTGGCGTTGCCACCTTGACCGACGAAGAGGCGCAAGCGGCCTTGACCAAGGAACGCACGTTCTTTGCGCCCGAAGTCGATCCCAACGACCCGAACGGTGGCAGCGACAGCGGCTTTGGGGCAGGTGCATAGCAGTCATGGCTACGCTTTACGACAGCCTGACAAGGCATCAAGTTTACTTCGAAGGCGTCAAGGCGTGGTTCAGTGGTGACTTCGGTGACACGCTCACGGTGCTTAACCGCCGTGTCACCAACATCATCTTAAGCAGCCCGCAGCGCAACTTTGGTGATCTCACGGCTGCGGAGTATCGCAATCTTGAACGGCGCATGTCGCGGCAGCTCGACACGCTCGTGAAGCGTTCCAAGGAAGTGCTGCTGTCCGATCTTAAGAAAGTCAGCGCCGTTGACAACAAGGTGCTGCAAGACATCTTGCTTTCGCAGAAGGGCACGCGGCGTCGGATGCCGAACAACGCGACGCTGTGGCGCCAAGTCGAAACCAAGGTGCTAGGCGCTACCGGCGAAACCATGGGCGACATGCTCGACAAGTATTATGCCAACATCAAGCAGACGATGCTTCGCGAGCTGCGCAAGGCGCGCACCGATGCCAAGTCTGTTGACGAAGTCCTTGACACGTTTAAGGGCACCAAGGCCGCAGCATTCAAAGACGGGTTGCTGAACAAGTTCAAGAACCAAGCCAACACGGTTCTTGCAACGACGCTTCAGCACATCACGTCGGTTTCACAGAACTATCTTGAACGCATCTTCTATGAGCGTTATCGATGGGTGGCGGTGCTCGATGAAGTAACCACCAACATTTGTCGTGGTCGCGACGGTAAAACATGGGCTTACGGCAAGGGGCCGCTGCCGCCCGCACACTACAATTGCCGGTCCAAGATCGTGCCCGAAGACGGTGACAGGACCAACCGCCCGGCATCGTTCTTCGAATGGTTGCGTTCGCAGCCGTTTATTGTATTGTCCGACATTGTGGGCAGTGTGGCGGCTCTGCGCATCAAGAACGGTCTGGCAAAGGCTGTTGAGTTCCCGAAGTTCATGTCAACCAAAAAGCTGCCGATAGATCAGTTTCAAGACAAAGTTCCGTTTATTCTAGCCGACTAGCAAAGCTAGTCATAACCCAAGGATGGCAAAGCCATGCCCGTCAAGCGTAAGATCAGCAAAGCTGAGTTCGAAGCCCTTTCTGATGACAAGAAAGAGTTCTATATTGAAAACAAGGATCGCAAGGGCGAATACATCCTTGACATGGATGCGGACTTCAACAAGGAGCTGACGACAGCTCTTGACAACGTCAAGGGTGAAGCGACGGCGGCCAAGGAAAAGCTTGCTGAAGTCGAAGCCGCGCTTGCTGCCGCCAAGGCGGAAAAGCAGCCCAAGGACGGCGGCGTGACCAAGGAAGATCACGACAGCATCGTCAAGTCACTTCAGACGAAGTTGACCAAAGCCGAGACTGACGCCGCAACGGCCCTGTCGAAGCGCGACGCCTTCATCAAGAAGACGTTGATCGATAGCAAGGCACTGGAACTCGCCAGCAAGATCAGCACATCGCCCAAGCTGCTGCTGCCGCACATCAAGGGCCGTCTGTCGGCCAATCTCGATGGCGACGAACCGGCAACCGTGGTGCTCGATGCGGAGGGCAAGCCATCCGCCTACACGCTCGCAGATTTGGAGCAAGAATTTGTTGCAAACAAAGATTTTGCCAGTATTATCACCGGCAGCAAGGCGAGCGGGGGCAGTGCCCACAACGCGCCGGGCGGGGGCAGTGCCCTACCAACCGACAAATCCCCGAACCTGACGGCTCTTGCTGGCGCCGACCTTGTCGCGCACATGAAGAGCGTCAATCCCGAACTTGCCGCCAAACCATAAGGGCACAGCACCATGTCACTCGCGAACATCGCCGTCTTCAACAAGTGGGTGTATACCACGGTTTCCGAACTCGTGGCGCAGCAGATCAACCTCTTCAATGAGGCGACCAAGGGCGCACTGATCCTGCGCAACGACAGCAACACCGGCGATTTTTCGGATGCTACGTTCTGGAAGATCATGGGCGGCATGGTGCGTCGGCGCGACGCCTACGGTTCCGGCGCCGTGACGCCCATCGATCTTCAGATGCTCGTTGACACGATGGTGAAGGTTGCAGGCGGCACGCCGCCCATCAACATTCCGCCTGTCATGTTCACTTGGATCGACAAGAACCCGGAGCTTGGTGCAGCCGAGATCGCCAAGCAGCTCGCGCCGGCCATGATGCAGGATATGCTCAACACGGCGGTTGCCGCGTTGGCCGGCGCCATGCGGAACGTCGCGGCGATCAACTACGATGCTTCGGGCGGTTCGTCCGGTGCGGAGCTGTTCAACCCGGCCAACGTCAACGTTGCCCGGTCCAAGTTCGGTGATCGTTCGGCGGCCGTCATCTGTTGGGTTGCGCACAGCAAGCCGATGCACGACTACTTCGCCAACGCCATCGCCAACGCGGCGCAGCTCTACACCTATGACACCATCGCCGTCGTTCGCGACCCCTTCGGCGCCGTGTTCGTCATTTCGGACATTCCGGCGCTGGTCATCGCCGGTTCGCCAACGGATTACGTTTCGCTTGGCCTTGTGCCCGGCGCGGCGATGATCCTCCGCAATGACGACTTCGTTCAGAACATCGAGACGAAGAACGGTGACGAGAACATTCTGCGCACCTATCAGGCGGAATGGTCCTACAATCTCGGCATCAAGGGTTTCTCTTGGGACAAGACGAACGGCGGCAAGAGCCCGACCAATGCGGCGCTTGCCACCGGCACCAATTGGGATCAGACGGTGACGAGCATCAAGGACTTGCCGGGCGTGGTTCTGCGCACGCAGTAAGGCCCGCTTGACAACGGGATGCAACAAGGGGCGCGGGTTCACAGCCCGCGCCTTTTTCGCAACAACAAACAGAAAGCAGCAGCCATGCAGTTCGGATCAAAGAAGCCCATCGTGCTCGTGTTCTTCGCGGATGCCGTCCCGACCGAAGACGAGATCGACCTTGCCGCATCCATGCCCGGCAACGTGCACGCCATGACGCGCAATGCGGCGGCAGTGCAGCCCGGCGAAAAGCCGGAGAAAGGCGACTTCGTCATCGCAACGGACAACGACATCATCCCGTCGCCGTCGTATGACAACTACCCGCGTTTCACGGCTGATGCGGCGCGCAAGATCACGTCGGAACAGAAGCGTGATCGCAAGGAAGCTCGCGACAAGCTGGCTGCCGGCCTCGCGGCCGATGGTGGCGTGCAGCCGCAGCTTCCGCAGTTCGGCGCTCCGCGCGCACAGGTCGGGCCGGAAGGCGGCGGGGCGCCTGATCTCGATGCGATCCACGGTCGCGGCCCCAAGCCGGCCGAGACAGGCGACAAGCTCGGCGGGCACCCCGGCACGGCCCCGGATGGCGTGACGAGCCGTGACGGCGACGCAGGCGGCAACGGCGGCGATCCCGGCACCCCGGCGCCCGATCCGAACGCGCCGGCCGCCAAGCCCGGCCCCAAGCCTGCCGGTTGGGCGAAGTAACCCAACCGTTCCCCGCAACATCGAGCTGAAGGCTAGCCATCATGGCGAATAAGAAAGTCCTATACTTCACGGCTGACGCTGTCGCCAGCGGGCCGGAGCTGACAGCCATTGGCAAGCTCAATGCGTTGGTTGGCTACGATGTCGGTGTGCGCAACTCGCTTGTTGCCAACACCTACGGCGCAGGCGTGGAAGATGCTGACTATGTCGCCGGCACGCTTGTTGCGCCGTATGACGATGCCGGCGACTTCCCCGTGATCAACCCGGATGTGCCGCCCGCCCCTGTTGTGGGCAGCACTCAAAAGGTTATCACAAGCGGCGTTGCCGTCACTGGCGTCACGCTTGTTGGCACGGCCGGCGCTGGCAAGTCGATGGCCTTGACCATCGTTGCCGGTGTTGTCACCACCGCCACATTCACCTAAGCCTAAAGGACGGCACCATGACCAAAATCATTTACTTCTTGGCGGGTGCCGTCCCAACACCTGAAGAGTTGACAGCGTTCAACGAACTCAACGCTGCAACGTCATTCGAATTGATGGTGCGCAACGGCACCGCGTCAAGCAGCTACGGCTCCGGTGTTGAAGATTGCGACTATGTCGCCGGATCGGTCATCCCGACTGCTTACAGTGAGTTCCCTGTTTACGAGCCCGGTGGCGGCGGTGGAGCCGACAACGAACTTGGCGGCCCCTACACCAACGGCACGCTTGGCGATGCCATGTCAGCGGTCCCGGCAGGCGTTGGCGCCCGGTCTGTGGCCGGCGTGTCGGAAGCCTTGGACATGGGCGGCGGCAACACCGCGCTGATTTGCCGGCTGCCCGCGACTGAAGCCATTGTTGCCGACGACACGTCTGTTGCCAACGTTGATGTCTTTGGCACCGAAGGCATGGGCAAAACTGTTTTCTTCACTGTGGTTGATGGCAAAGTCACGAACATTGCCATTGTAGACTAAGGCGACGACATGGCCCTGATCATCGAAGACGGCTCGATTGTTGCCAACGCAGACAGCTATGTGACTGTTGCAGAGTTCCGCGCCTACGCGACCAAGCGTGGCGTGACAACCCTGCCGGTTGACGATGCCGACTGTGAACCGCTGTTGATCCGGGCCATGGATTACCTTGCGACCTTGGAAGATCGCTTCAAAGGCTGCCGCGTGTCGGCCGATCAAATGTTGTCGTGGCCGCGCAAGAACGTGTATATCTTCGGCAACCTATACCCGTATACGAGCATTCCGCCGCAGCTCAAAGCCGGGCAGTGCATCCTTGCCATGGCGGCAATGACCATCGAGCTACAGCCCACAGTCGATCCATCCAACGCGAACATCAAGCGCGACAAGACGGGGCCGCTTGAAACAGAGTTCTTCGGCCCCGGCGACGGTGCCTATTCACAACCGATCATCACCGCAGCAGAGACGGCCATGGCTGCCATCATGCAGGGTGGCGCCTTCACCGTTACGGTTGATCGAGCATGACAATATACACCGGCAGCATCGAACGTGCCCGCGCCAGCATCGCCAAGAAAGGCGATCTCTGCACTTGGCGTCAATGGGACGTTGACGCGGGCACAACCGATTGGACCGAAGACGAAGCCAGCACGTTCACGGACTATGCCTGCAAGATTGTGTTCTTCCCGTTCAACGGGTTCAACAAGATGACGTTTCAGCAGGTTGCCGGTGATGTCGAACGGTATTCGTCATATGGTCTGATGGTCCCGGCTGGCTTCACGCCCAAGCTGCGCGATCTCGTCATCAGGTCTGATGGCACGACCATGAAGCCGATGGGGCTTGACGAGCTGAAGCCGGGCGCTGAAGTCGTGCTTTACACGCTAGGGTTCGTCGGATGACAACAACGTATCCCGCCGCCATTGACGAAATGTTCAATCTGTTCAAGGCGACGCTTGCGGCGACGCTCGCCAGTGTGGGCATCAACCCCGGCGACGTTGTCGTGCGGTATTTCGGCCGTGATCTAGAGACGGTGCCACCCGTCAACAAGTTCATGGTTGAAGTATCGCAGCTCACGAGCACGGACAGGCAGACCGGGTTTGGTGTTTCGACAAGGCTCTATACAGCAACAGGCACGCTCTACATGAAAGTCTTCGCCCCACAGGTCGGGGCGAATAACTACCGCAAAGGCCAACAGCTCGCAGACGGGCTGAAAAAGGGCTTTCGCCCGCGTCAGACAGCGGGTAGTGTCTGGTATAGGCAAGCAAGGGTTCAAGAGTTGTTGCCCGAAAAAGGCGCTTATCGCTTCAACGTCTCCGCTGATTACACCTACGATGAAAGGCAATAACCATGGCCCTTGTTAACAAGATCGACAGCAACGTCACCGGCCTGTCATACGCCAAGGAAACCTCGCTTGGCGTGTTGCCTGTCACCCCTGTTTGGGTGCCATTGGAGCCCAACGGCTACGATGACTTCGGCGGCGAACTCACGACCATTGCGCGCAACCCGATCAACCCCGGCCGGCAGCGCAAGAAAGGTGTTGTCACCGATCTTGACGCCAGCGGCGGCTTTGAAACCGACTTGACGCAAACGAACATGCAGGAGCCGCTTGAAAGCTTCATGTTCGCGCAGCTCCGCAAGAAGTCCGATCTTGCCGTCACGACGGTCACGGCTTCGTCTGATACCTACACCGTCGCGGCACTCGGCGCCGGGTTCTTCGCCAACGATCTCTTGTTCGGCAAGGACTTCGCACAGAACGCCAACAACGGCGTGCATCTTGTCGCCAGTTCGACAGGCACCACGGTTGTCGTCGGTGACGGCACGGTGAACGACACCACCGGCAACATCACCCGCGTCGGCCATCAGTTCGCGAGCGCTGATGTCAGCATTGACGTTTCGGGCGATTGGCCGGCGCTTGTCAGCGTCGCCAAGAACCTCACACAGCTTGGCTTGATCCCCGGCGAATGGATTTACATTGGCGGTGATCTCACGGCCGAAAAGTTCGCCGGGGCCGCCAACAACGGTTGGGCCTGCGTCAAGTCGGTTGCCACCAACCGCATCGAGTTCCACAAGACAGAAGCGGTCATGACCACCGATGCCGGCACCGGCAAGACGATCCGCGTCTTCTTTGGTCGCGTGCTGAAAAACGAAGTCGGCGCCAACATCGTTCGCACCACGTTGCAGCTCGAAAGGCAGCTTGGCGCACCCGATGACAGCAACCTTTCCGCTATTCAGTCGGAATACCTTGTCGGCGCCGTCGCCAACGAACTCGAAATGAACATCAACACGGCGGACAAGGTCACGCTGTCGCTTGGCTTCATCGCCACCGACAACGAACAGCGCACGGCGACCGATGGCCTGAAGACGGGCACCCGGCCTTCGGTCGTGGAAAGCGACGCCTTCAACACGTCAACCGACGTGAAGCGGATCAAGCTTTCCAGCTACGTTGACGGCGACGCTGCGCCGGCACCGCTCTTCGCATATGTGCAAGAGCTGTCGCTGACGATCAACAACAACTGTGAACCCAACAAGGCCATCGGCAAGTTGGGCGCGTTCGATGTCACGGCCGGGACGTTCGAAGTCACGGCCAACCTGACGGCCTACTTCGCGGACATCGAAGCGGTGCAGCTCGTGCGCGAGAACGCCGACACAACGCTTGACTTCCAGCTTGTCAAAGACAACGCTGGCATCGCCTTCGATCTTCCGATGCTGACGCTTGGCGATGGCCGGCTTGACGTGTCGCAAGATGAAGCGATCACCCTGCCCTTGACCGTGGATGCGGCCACCGGCGCGAAGTTCGATGTCAACATGAACCACACCCTGTTGATGGTGTTCTTCGACTACCTTCCCAACGCAGCCGGGGCGTAAGCCCCGGTATTGCTCAACAAGAGGCGACAACATGAGTTTGTTCACACAGTTCAAGACCGACGTGGAGCTTGAACAGCAGGGCGTTTGGCTGAACTTCGGCACTGTCGAAATCAAGGTTGCCCGTTCGGGCGGCGGCAATGTCGAGTTCGCCAAGGTTTCGGCGCGGTATTTCGAGCCGCATCGCCGTGCCTTGGAGCTGAAAATCTTGGATGAAGCTGTTGCGTTGGCAGCTTTGATTGAGATTTTCGCGGACTGCGTCATCCTCGCGTGGCGCACCAAGACGCCCGATGGCTACATTGACACCATCGAGGGGCCGTCAGGCGAGCAACTGTCCTTCAACAAGCCCAACGTAGTCATGGTGATGTCTGCGATCCCGGAGCTGTTCCGACTTGTTCGGCAGTATTCGGAAGACTGGCAGAACTACAAGGCGTCGTTGCGGGAGATCGCAACAAAAAACTAGTAGCGGTCCTGCTCTACACTTTGGAGCAAGGGCCGGTAGAACGCCAGATCATCAAGGATGCAGCGCGTATGCGAATGCCGCTGCCTGACAAGATCAAGAATGCTCCAAACCTGTTGCCGGGTTTGGAGCTTTACTTTATCGGCTACGAAGAACTTGTTGCGTTTCGGACTGCCCACACAGACCGCAGCGCGCTAGTGTGGGCAGATGTTCATGAGTATGCCAAGCACTTCAACTTCAGCGACGACCAACGCACTGACTTCATGCACTACGCTCGCGAAATGGAACGTGCGTTTGTGATGTGGCAGCGAAAGAAACAAGGGAAGGGTGGCAACGGTGGCCGAACAAACCCTAAAGCAACTTTCGCAGCGCATTCTAAAACTAAGCAAGCGGATCGAACCAAACGCTAACGAGATCACCAAAGCTGCGGGCAAAGCCTTCATCAATGAAGTCGTGGATGGTGCGCCTGTCGATACGGGCTTGACCGTGTCTAGCTGGAAAGTTGGGCTGAACTATAAGCCCGTTGGGACTAGGATTTTCGCGCCGGGTGTGAAAGGATCGACCGCGCAGGCGAACAGAGACGCAGTCAAGGCCGCCGTTTTCGCAACCATTGATAAGCGTGTTACAGGGCAGACAATGAGTTTCACCAACTCAACGCCTTATCTGAAATACATCAATGGTGGTGATTATCAGCGTTATATTGATAGCGCCTTGGATCGTGCCAAGGATGCGGTTAGGTCGCGAAAGATACTAGAATGAGCGAAGATGTCGTAATCAACATCTTTCAGAAAGGCGCCGATGTCGCCGCTGATCAGCTTGCCGAACTAGCCGTTAGCGCTGACAAGGCGTCAACGTCAACGGATGCGCTTACCGGTAAGGTCAAGCAGACATTCGAGACGACCGACAAGCTGACGGGTGCGACGCGCAAGGTCGTTGTCGAGAACGGCAAGCTTGTCAGCGCGACAGAGCTTGCCACCAAGTCAATCACCAAACAGGACACGGCCACGGCCGCGCTCGCCAAGTCGCAAAGCAGCGCAACGACCGCGTCGGCGCTGCTGGCTAAGGCTGCGGGTGCGCTCGCCACTGCCTTCAGCGTCAAGAGCATCATCGAGGGCGCCGACGCTTGGACAAGCTACGCCAACCAATTGCGAGCTGCGGGCGTTGCCAGCAAGGACTTGGAAAAGACGCAGTCAACCGTTGCCGACATCGCGCGGCGTGCCAACACCGATCTTGGCGCCACCAATGAGCTTTACGCCAGCCTGACGCGGAACGCCAAGGGGCTTCGGGCTTCGACTGCTGATGTCGGGACCGTCACCGAAACCATCAGCAAGGCGTTCGCCCTGTCCGGTGCATCGGCTTCGTCGGCCAAGGGTGCGATAACGCAGCTCAACCAAGCGTTCGCGTCTGGCGTGCTGCGCGGTGACGAGTTCAACAGCGTGATGGAACAAGCCCCGGTGCTCGCGCGCATCATGGCGAAAGAGTTCACCGGATCGGCCGACGCGACCGACAGGCTGCGCGCCATGGCCGAACGTGGCGAGATCAGCACCAAGCGCCTGTTCGATGCGATCCGCAAAGGCGCGGTTGACATCAACAAGGCGTTCGGCCAATCGACCACCACCGTCGCGCAGGCGATCACCAATCTTAACACGTCTTGGCAACAGTATATCGGCAACACGAACAACGCCACCGGGGCGACGGCCGTGCTTGCCAACCTGATCAATCTCATTGGCGCCAACATCAAACCCATTGCCGACAGCATCCTTGTCGCTGCGGCGGCATGGGGTGTCTACCGGGTGGCCGTGACCGCTGTGGCCGTCGCACAGGGGGCCTTGAACGTGGTGATGGCCGCCAGCCCGCTAGGTCTGTTCGCCATTGTCGTCGGAACGGCTGTGGCGGCGTTTGTGGCCTTCCTCGCGAGCACAGAAGCCGGCCGGGCGAAGCTCGTGGAGTTCGGAACGGCGGCCCTCGCGGCGCTGAAGAGTGTGGGCACCTTCGTTGTCGAGGCCGTCACATGGTTCGGGCAGTTGCTCGTCTCGATTGACACCACGTTCACCGCTTTCGGGATGACTGTCGCGAACAGCTTTGCCAGTGCTTACGAGACTGTTGCCGGATGGTTTGCATCAGTCGGCAAGTTGTTCACCGAAACGTTGCCGAACAGCGTGATGGCCGGCTTGAACCTTGTGACAGAGTTCTTCACGTCGTCTTGGACAAGGATTAAAGACTTTGTCATGGGGATCGTTGACAGCATCGTCAGCGCCTTCAACGGCTTTGTCGATACTGTCAAGCGTGCATTGTCGGCCCTTGTCAGCGCGGCGAAGGCAGCAGCCAACGCCGTTGGCCTTGGCGGTGGTGGCGGCAGCGATGCAGGCATTGCCGGCGCACGAGCTTCAGGCGGCCCGGTTGCCGCTGGCAAGAAGTATCTTGTTGGCGAGAACGGCCCCGAACTCTTTGTGCCGGGTGGTAACGGTAGCATCATCCCGAACGGCACCGCGACGCAGGTTGCCAGCGCTTCTAACGATAACAACCAAAGTTCAACCCGTGCATTCGAGCTGCTTACAGATGCGGTCACGGCTGCAACTGTGGTGCCCTTTAAGTCGCTTACCGATCTTGGCCGGGAAACCAACAGGCTGCTTGGCGAGTTGGTCACTGCGGCGCAAGCAACAGCATCGGCGGCGGCTGCGTCGGCTTCGGCTGCTGCCGGCAATGGCATGTCTGCCATCAACAACTTCGGCAACACGGGTGGTTTCAGCGAACAGACATCGAGCCCGGCCACGGCGGCCGTTACGTCGGGTGGCACTGCGTTTATGAATTACGCGCCAACCAACACGGGTGGCGGTGGTGGCAGCGGTGCTTCGTTGGAAGGTTACGTTAAGCAGTTGCTTAACCTGAACGAACGTTACGTCAACAATTCATGGTTGGGTGGCGAAAGCGCGCCTAATACCAAGTTCGCCAAGAAGGCCGTCACGGACTTCATCGCCGCCATTCCGGGCGGCATGTCGGATGCCGTAGTTGCGGCTGCCCGGCGCGCTCGTGGCACGGTTGGGGCCGGCTATCCCATGGCCTTCAGGTCGGGCGGGCAGTTCACCGTTGGGGGCTCGACAGGCGCCGACAGCAAGGTTATCCCGATGCGTCTGTCGCCGGGTGAACAGGTTGACGTTCGCACGCGGGCGCAGGTTGCGAACGATGCAGGCGCCGTGCAGGCCGGCACCAACAACACGTTCATTTTCAAGATCGAGACGAAAGACGCGGACAGCTTTAAGCGTTCTGAAAAGCAGGTGTTGCGTGACTTCGCCCGCAAAGTCGTCGCCGCCAACGGGAAGAACTAAGCCATGGCCTTTGACGATGTCAGGTTGCCCGAAGAGGTCGAACGCGAAAGCATGTCGATCCCGCGTTTTCAGACAACCGTTGTCACGCTTGGCAAGGGGGCTGAACAGCGCAATGTCGATTGGGCGCAGCAGCGTTTGAAGTTCGACATCAGCTATGGCATTCAAAGCAAGGCCGACTTCGATGATGTCGTGCAGTTCTTCTATGCTCGACTTGGCCGGGCGCGTGGCTTCAGGTTCAAGGATTGGTCGGACTTCGAAGCCGCCAACACACAAATCGGTGTTGGCGACGGCGTGACAACTGCGTTTCAGTTGAGCAAGCGCTACACGAGCGTTGTGACCTATGTGCGCAAAATCCTGTGTCCGGTTACAGGCACGGTGCAGGCGTTCGTTAACGGTGTGCCCACAGGCGCCAGCGTGAACTACGCCACCGGCATCATCACAATAAGCCCGGCTCCTATCGCTGCGGCGGTGGTCGCGGCTACGTTCGAATTTGACGTGCCGGTGCGGTTCAACAGCGACGAATTGCAACTGTCTGTCGCGACATGGGACGCCGCGTCAATCGGCAGCATCGAGCTTGTTGAATTGCCGACGCGGGACTAAGCCATGCAAAACCTCAACAACAACATGGATGTTGCCTTGCTTCAGGGCACAACATACCTGTGCCGCATTTGGAAGTTGGTGTTGACGAACGGCCAAGAGTTCCGCTTTACCGATCTCGACACAGACGTTGTCTATGATAACGAGCTATATAGCTACGATCCGGGCGTGCTCGTGTCATCAATCGTCATGTCGAGCGGCGGGCAATCCGACAACGCGCAGATTGAAGTCACCACGGCTGCGGCCTTCCTGTCGCAAAATCGCATCCGTCAGGGCGCGTTGAAGAACGCCACCTTTGATATGTGGGCTGTGGATCATCGCGACCCTGACTTCTATGGCCTTATCCCGCTCTTCAGCGGCGGCACGGCTACAACAAAGTTCAACAACAAGGGCCGGGTTGACATTGGCCTGAACAGCGACATTGGCGGTGGCAGCAGTTCACGGATTGGCGAGCTGTATCAACGCCAGTGCCGGGCGCAGTTGGGCGACGCTCGATGCAAGATCGATCTAGAAGCCATCAAGGTCGCGTTCACAATCGACACGATCACAGACAACGGTTACGGCTTCACGGCTTCCGAACTTGTCGGGACCGCTGACGGTCGGTTGAAGTTCGGCAAGGTCATTTGGACAGGTGGCCTGAACGATACGATGCAAGACGAGATCAAGGCCAACACGAGCGCGACAGGCAAGGCGGTGCTGTCGCTATATCCGCGCAACCCGCTCGTGATCGGGGACACCGGTTTTGCCTATCCCGGCTGCGATTTTCAGGTTACGACTTGCGGTGACAAGTTCGGCAATCTCGCGAACTTCAGGGGTGAACCATATGTGCCGCCGCCGACGATCACCGTCTTCAGCGGATCGCTTGGCGACCTTCAGGCCCGGCAAGAATACTATCATGAAGCTGCGTTCGGCATCATCCCAAGGTTGAACTAAGATGAATTTTTTGGCTTCAATCAACATGGATTATTGGGCTTCGTTCAACAAGGTTGTCGCGGCTGCTGCCGCCGATGATGCCGCCAACTCGAAAGGGTTGGGGCTGTTTCAGGCGAGCGGCGAAGCTACGCTTTGGGGCAGGCCCATACCGATCACATGGGGCCGGCGCCGGATCACCGGGCAGTTGTTGCAGCTTGGCATTCAGAAGCAAAAGACAACTGTTACAACTATGCAAAACCATCCGTGGAGCATTGGTTACAACGGCGACTTTTCAACAAACGACCCGTATACACGCATCGAAACGTTCTTCGTTTCGACATTCGCCTATTGTTTCGGTGCACCCGGCAACCCGGATGCTGTGCAAATCCTGCGCAAGCTGTGGTTCAACGGCCGGTTGGTCTATGACATCGATCAAGGCTACCTTAGCGCCGAAGTGCGTTTCAAGTTCTATCAAGGTGACGAACTTCAGGTTGCAGACGCAGAGCTGAACCGCGACCGCTACACGCACCCGATTGCTTATCGCGGGCTGATGTATGTCGTGTTCTATGAATACGCTGTCGCGGCCATGTCTGGCGCCGGCAACCCGTCTGTTGAAGCCGAGTTCGCTGAACAGGTCATCAACACACAGCCAACATACACCTTCGACAACTTCGGTGGTTCCGATGTTCCCGGTGTTGGTTTCGCGCCCGGTGGCACGGCATACGACGCCAAGAAAGGCATTCTCTACGTCATCGGTTCTGACGACAACATTTATAAGTATCGCGGGATTGACCGCGTGTTGATCGACGTGTATCCGTGCGCTGTCGCGGATATGAACAACGGTGTGTTCTGTTTCCTGCGCGTCGCTGGCGTCGCATATATTGTGGGCATCAACTCCGGTGCCAATAGTCGCGCGCTGTATCTCGTCAACGCAGACACCGGCGCCCTTGTTTCGACTTGTGGCGTGAACGGCAGCGCACTCATTCCCGATGAAACACACTATCCCGGTATTTCGGCCGGAACATCTGTTGTGTTCGGTGATCTCGCCGGTGAAGTCGGTTACGTCACTTGTTCCGACACGTTCGGCAACTGTGCGTATACCTTCCAAGTCGTCAACGGTGAAATGGTCTATGCAGATCGGATAGACTTCGCGGGTTCTGATGCCGAATGGTCGATCACCGTTCGACAGGGCAGTGCAATCAACGTCTATACCACCGGGCAAAACGGCGACGTTTACAAGAACGGCGTGCTGTTCTACACCGGCGAACATCAGGCCGGCTTGATCTTTGCTTCGCCGCTCGACAACACCATTGTTTTCATCGAGCGTGACACGGGTGTTTACAACGTCACAAAGCTGTCTGAAGCCGGCACGGTCATTTGGCAGCTCAACGAAGTGAACGCGCCGGGGCTCAACCCGCCGCCGTATAGCAACCATCTGTTGATGCAGTCCAATACAGGCGGGCAGCGTATTGCGTGGCATGACAGCACGAATGTCATCACGCTCAATTTCCTTTCGGGATCGTATGAGATCACCGACATTGTCGGATCGTTCCCCACATCAACCAACATGATTTATGATGCTTATACGCACAGCTTCATTCGCGCCACGGGTGGCAGCGGTGCAGTCGAGCAACGGCCGATCCTCGCGCAGACGACAGACAACATGCTGCTGTCAACGCTGCTGCGCAACCTTGCGGAGCGCAAAGGCTACGCTACGGGCAACATCACGATTGAAGGCATTCCCGACACAATCGTTGGTGCGGCAATCACCGAAGTTTCTGATCTCGACACGATCCTAGAAGACATCAGGGCCGCTTACAATTTCGAGATCATCAAGCGCGGCGCGTTCATCAAGTTCACCCGTCGCGGCTACGGTTCCGACTTCGAAGTTGACATCAGCGTTACGGAAGATCAGCGCGCAATCGTGTCCGAAGACAATGACGAGTTTGTCACGGTCGAAAGCACGATCACTTCGTCAGGGCAGACACCCGGCACGATCCGGTTGAAGTATATTGATCCCGACTACAACTATGCTGTTGCGGAGTTCACGCACAAGCGCAACGCCGATGACGCAGACCCGTCAGTTGAACAGAACGTTGCATTGCCGATCATCATGTATGGCAGCGAGGCCGCAGCTATCGCGACACGCATGCTGCTGAACAGCGCCATGAACGGCTTGACGCACGAGTTCCGGCTGCCGCAGCGCTATCTTGCCATCGAGCCCGGCGACACGGTTGACCTTGTGTTCGATGACTACACGGACACCGTCAGGGCTGTTGAGATCGCTTACAACGCCGATTGGTCAATGTCGATCAAGTCGGAAGCGATCCTAACCGACATCGGCCCGACCTACGACTTAGAGCCGCCTGTGCTGCCGGCTGAAAACCCGGCGCTGTTGCAGGGCGAAGGCACGCCCATCATCTTCGACACAACGTTGATCCGCGCGACCGACGAAGTTGATGGCGACGTGTTGGAACTCTATGTTAGCGCGCAACCCTCCGGGCGCCTGCCTGTTGTGGGCGTCAACACGTTGCACAAGGCAATCGGAACACAGCCGTTCAGCGTGTATGGCGTCATGCCTGAAGCCCTGACGTTCGGCACGGCGATTGATGTGCTGCCTGACGTGCCGCCATGGCAGATTGACTACCTTGCTACGCTGCGGCTTCGCTTGGTGCAAGGCGACGGCACGGCCTTCGCAACAGACACCGTGCTGAACATGCTTGCA